TGGTCCCATAACTGTTTTGCTAAGGATTCAGCTGCCACACGCTCGCGCATAGCCTCTTCTTTAGCCCGACGCTCATCATGGTAGCCACGGGTAAATTTCTTAATCCGTGCCTGAACCTTCTCGTCGTAGTTGCTTAACTCCTCATCAGTTACTTCTTCGACAGGCTCCTTCATTGGCTTTCGACCACGATCTTCAGGAGGGGTATCGTCTTCTACCTCTACTTCAAACTCTTCTTCTACGGGTTTACCCGTATCCTCTTGTTCATCGGGGAAAATATACTCTTCCCCTTTAAATTCAGCTTCTGCCATTAGTTACTCCTTAGCTAGCACGGGAAATGCCCCGGGGATCTTCCACAACCGCTTCAACCGAATCATCATTAATGATGCGGAATTCACGACCATGTATTTTCAGGCGGGTGCCTGAATTGGGTCGAACGATGACAAAGTCACCTTCTTTGCAAGACGGCCCACTTGGGAACCGGCTGGTATCTCTGTATGCATCTGGCCCTGCCTTTACTACGAATAGCACCGGAGTGAGCACTTCCTCATACATCATTGACTGGCTTGCTTTAACAATACCAGTCTCACTATCTGCGAACTTCTCCATAGCCTCTGGCACTACGCAAAGCAAGCGAAATGTCTTTGGGTCAGGTAATTGTTTAGCTTTCTGCTCGGGGGAAGTGTTTAGCACCCCGGATAGGTCGATAGCATCAACATTAAACTTAGTCGTCATCTTTTTCCAATCTTTGCACAAGGTCATTTATTAAAGCATCTGCTTGGGCAAGACCCCGGATTACCCCACAGACATGACGATACTCGTCAAAACTTTTTGCTCCCCCATCGGCAAGGAAATTAATACTATCTCTAGAGTCTTCTAATAGCTGCTTATGTAGATGGGCCAGTACTTTTAAATCATTCATTTAGAATTACCCCTATTCCTCTGGTCGTTGCCAGTACTCTGGGCTGCACGTTGGGCCGCTTGTTGCACAGCCAATTGGGCTTTACCCTTAGCCGCGTCTAGCCCCATACGCATCCCTTCAGCTTGCATCTGCTTGTCCAACTTGTCACGTGCGGCAGCTGCAGTGGCGCTAACTTGCATAGCGGCAATTTCTTTCTGTGCCTCAATCCTAGACTCCTCAAGCTTGAGCTGATCTGCCTTAGTTGCGGCGTCAATTTTCAGTTTCTGTTGCTTTAACTGCAACTCTTGCATCTTGATCTGCAATTCTTGCTGCTGCATCTGAATGATTGGATCTTGTGCCTTTTGCTGAGCCTGCTGCTGAGCCGCTTGTGCCTGAGCTTGCTGCATCAACCGCTGAGAAGCCTGAGCAGATAACTGAGCCACTTGAGCCGCTACTTCTGGAGTTATGTTCTCTTCTTGTTCTCCTGCGGGTAACATAAGACCAATAGAAGCCTCAACCTGTCTACGGTACTCAAAGCCAATATGCTCATTAACGTGAGCCATCATCGCCGACTGCAGCATCTGCGCCTGTGGGTTCATCTGCATTAACTGCATGATCTTGGGGTTCTGCATTGCTGACATATGTGTAGTAATGTGCGCCTCATGATCTTGCTCAATAAACGCCTTGATGGGTTTACCAGTAAGTAAGTTCTGATTCTCTTGTACTGGGTCAGTGGGCCTAGCATCGTCCTCAAGAGGAACCAACTTAGAAGCGTTCTTAATACCTAGAACATCAATCATTTGACGATGTAGCAATGGCAAGTCATATAGTTGCGGCGCACTCTGTGCTAACTGCAATACAGCCTGATACTGCACAACCTTTTGCGCCATAGTAGAAGCATTGGGGTCGCTGACTGGAATTACAGACACCATGTCATAGTCAGATTTCTTAGCCCGACGTGAGCCATCAACAGGCTCGTAATCGTAATCATCTGGTGTGTAATCCGCAATAATGGCTTTAAGTAAGCGGAACTCTTGACGCATCGAGTAGTGCATGCGCGCCTGTACGGCACCCATTACCTTTAACGTACGCTCAAGAATTGCCAGTGTTGTACCAACAGGAGCGTTAGCGCTCATATCTGAAACATTCATATCACCACTGGATGCAAAGGACCGTCCTTCTTGCACAATATTTTGGAACAATGCCATCAAAACTTGGCTCGGTTCCTTGTATGGGAGTGGTAAGATGTTGTCACGGATTGATCCTGAAGGCACATCTACGTCTCTAAATTCTCCGGGCTGAATGGGCGTGTCATCTCCCTTAATACGCAGACCCCTTGATTTGAGTCCGCCGGGTAGGTTTGATAGAGTGCCTGCGTCCACCAACTGTCGAATGAGCATGGTGGCGGACTTGGCGTAGCCCCCGATAAGATGGATGAGACCATATCCATAAAAGCCAAATCCGGGGATGTACTGGTAGTGGACAAAGTGCTGTCGCTTGGTGTGTAACTCATCACCTTCATACCAGTTCCTCCGTATAGCTAAGATTTGCGCAGTGTTCTTATCAATAGTGATTACATATGGAAGCGCAATGCCTGTAGGTTTGCCGTCTTTGTCTTCATGCTCATGGCCTACTAAATCTAGATCAATGTGCATCTCAAGGATACGGTAGCGGTCGTCCTCTGAAGCGGTCAGCCCCATCTCCTCTGCCTTCTGCTTTTCAATGTCGTCTAGCTCAAACTTAGGCTCACCCAAATCCACATCTGAATAGAAGCCTGCGTCCTGTAGCTTAACAATTTCATTCTTAGTCTTACGCATAACATGTGTTACACGCTCAGACGTTTCTAAACTAGACGCGCCATAAGGAACAACGATGTCCTCGGCTGGAATAAACATAGCTACTTGACGGCCCTTACTAGGATCGAAGTACACCTTCTTGAATGCAGACCCAGAAATAGGTAAGTTCCACAATAGCTTCTCATGCTCAGGACGATACTCTGTCATCACCTCAGTTAGCTGGTAGTTCATGTCCTCGGCAACGCGGACGGAGGCTTCCATCTTCTCAGGGGTGTCCTTGCCCAAGATCTGTGTCTTTACAGGGCCTGCGGCTGGAAAGGTCTCCATGATTCCTTCGCTTTGGAACCGTACAACAGACTCAGTAAGCATGGGGTGAAATACACCACACGCGCCTTCCCACGGCTCAGTACGCTCCTCATACTTCAGGCCCAGAAGTTTCAAACCTTCTACATAGGTCTGCATCCAATCTTTGCGGTCATTTATATCTTTTTCAACGTCACTAATTAACTCTTCACCCAAACCTTGTAGCTCTGAGTCATCCATGAAATCGGCAAGGTTGGCGTCAAAGTCCTCTGCTGATGGCTTTGCTGGCTCTAGTTCAATCTCTAATCCGTCAATGCCAATCGTTACTGACTCAGGATCTTCAATTTCAATTTCAATCTCTGGCATGTCTGCCAAGTCTTCCATATCTGAAATGCCTGCGGGGGCCGCATATAAACCTTTATTAATAGCCATGATGTATCCTTATACTGTGTACAACCGCTCACGGCGGTTACTCTTAAACCATCTGATTTCTTCAGGCTCGTCGCTCGGAAGTCGTACAAACCCACCTTGTCTAAACCGCATTAATGCTTGTGTTGTGGAGTCAACCAAGTCGTCGTTAGTCCCACTCGGAAAGTCATTACACTCCTCCATGACTTCTTTAGCCCACCTGCGGTCCGGAGCCCAGACAAGGCCAGAGGCTAATATATCTGACACCGCGTTAACTCTTGATATCTTATCCTGCCCTTTACCCGGTGTAAACTCTCCAACAGGTATCCCCATGCGCCTAAGCTCTTGATACAACGCCGCCCCGTTGGATTTCTTCTCCACCACGAACGCATCGGGCTCCCACTCCTTATACTCCTCAAGCACCAGCTTCTTGAGATCTGGAAACTCCAAGCGTTTCTTAATAGCGTTTAGCAAGATGATGTTATATGCCTGAGTATCTGTGTTTAAGAAAACTCCCCACGTAGTCAGCGCGTTATAGTCAGCCCGGTTGTTAGCTTCTTGAGCCGCGTCCAGACTCATAATAGTGAACTCACACTTGGGTGGCTCCTCCTTGTCCCAGATCTGCCACCACTCCCTCTTTAATAGTGCCCCCTCTTCGGACACAGGGTTCTGCATGTACTGGGCCTGCCAATACCGTGGGTCCATCCCCGCTTTCTTAGACAGTAGCTCCTCTAGCGACCAAAAGTCCCCCCACAGCGGCTTGTCATTCAAAATTGCCGGAAACTCTACAACCTCCCACGGGTCTACATCCTCTTCTCTCCCCATTTGTGCTATCACCTGACCGGTCAAATCCAATTTAGACCACCGAGTCATCACAATAATAATTGCGCCACCCGGCATTAGTCGCTGAATAGGACCAGACTGAAACCACTCCCAAGCTGGCAAGAAAACATCGGACCGACCCAGCTTTGCATCTTGTTCTGAGTGTGGATCATCAATAATAAAGAGGTCAGCACCCCGTCCAGCAAGCGCGCCACCCACACCAATGGCAAAATATTCGCCTTGGAAGTTTGTACCCCATCTAGAAGCTGATTTTGAGTCCGATTGCAGCTCAACTTGAGGAAAAATGTCCTTGTAGGCATCTGATCCAACCAAATTTCGCACCCTGCGGCCAAAATTCACTGCCAAATCGGCTGTGTGGGACGCCATAATGATCTTTTTATGCGGGTATTTACCTAGAAACCACGCTGGTGCTAGATAAGAGATGAGTTCTGACTTGCCATGGCGTGGGGCAATGTTCACAATCACCCGTTTTTTCTTACCTGCGGCAATTTCTTCAAATATTTTGGCAAGGCGGCGGTGATGAGGGCCTACCTGATACCCCGGGTACACATGATCTACGAATGTTAGGAAATTATCCCTGCCCACTTGTTGTGTAGAGTCGGTATACCACTTCTTAATTAGCTCCGCCGTACGACGCTTGTCCTTCTCATCCATACTTGGGATGAGTTTTTCCAGTTCATTTATCTGACTAAGCGTCATCGACATCTGTAATATCCTTAGCCTGAACATCAATAGTACGGGACTTGAGCTTACTCAATGTTTCAAGCAACTCACTCTCCACTTCTTCAATGGACTGATGTTTATGGGTGATCTCGGTGCGCTTCTTAAAGGCATCGACTCCATCAATCTCACCTAATTTAGTAAGGGCAGTTATGCGTGCCTTGGAGTCCCGTGCGTTCTCAATCTCGGCAACGAGCTTGTTAACCACATACATCTTAAACTCAGATAACTCATCCACTATGGACACATTCATCTGAGCAACCATACCAGCAAGGAAGGCTAGGGTTTCATTGGGGTACTTAGCAAAGTCTGGGCGCAGAGCAGGGTCGGCTGTCATTTGCCTTGCTAGCTCTGTAGCTTCATCTACGTTTTCTTTAGACGGAGTAAGGATTTGGCCCGTCATGTCTGACATGAGCTTAACCACGTTAGCACGTTGCTGTAGTTCTTCAGCAGGTGATAGGTCAGGGAACGCGTTCTTAGCGTTATCTGGTAGAGGAATATTTTCCTCGATGGGCGGTACTAATTCATACATGTCAGCAGAGGTTCTCCTCGAATAGCCAAACTATACCATATATTATTTTTTGTGCAAGGGGTGTCTGGGACTCCTACCGGGGGGTGTTTGAAAAGTCGGGATTAGTTGGTACTGTATGGAAAAACAGTAGGGGGAGGGGGGGTATTTTGAAAAATAGTTGGGTCATTTGTGCAGGTTAGAGAGTAGTACGGGGGCGGGACTCCTAGTTGCAAATCGTGGGGGGTGGGGGTGTGGGGGGGTCTGATCCCCCTTGAAACTTTACATTTGATAGGGTTTCAGGTAATGTAGAGACACTGCAACATCGCAGTGTAACCGGAGATCACATCATGTACTTGGTGGAGATACAGTGGGGAGAGAAGCGGATTGCCCACACCGCATGGTCTAAGTCAAGTGCCTTGCAATGGCTGTATAGCTACCCCAAGGAAGACGTATTCGGTATCGTGTTCGACATCATCGGACGCACGGTAGCTACCCGCTACTACCGCTAACCAACGGGGGGCGCAAGCCCCCCACTTAGGAGACATCATGGACTATGTATATAACGCAGCTTACTACCGCGACGTGCTGAAGACAGCACAGCATTCATTACACACTGCCAAAGAGGTAGGACGTGATGATTTGGTAGAAGTGATAGCAAGGTATGTTGAAGATCTGGCAGAAGAGCTAGAAGAAGCCGAACGGCGCGAGGGACGCAATGGCGCAAGGCATCGTACGGTATAACCCACAGGGAGCTTCGGCTCCCTTTTTTTGTGCCCTCTATATATAGAGCACTAACCTACATCTAGCGTGATTGATACCAGTTCTCGTTCCCGGCGCGCAAGTCTGAGCGCGTGCGACTAGGCGCAACGTTAGATAGTGTTCCACACCCACGTGGAACTTTACATAAGCTATCATTTAGGATATTATTTAAACATCGATAGGGAATTAGCTTTATCGATATTGGTATCAATCGTTCATTTTATGAGGATATGAACATGTCAACATCACGCAATACCGCCAAGGCGGTTTCCACTACCGCTACAGCGGTTTTTATCAACTCACTACGTGACGGCGCATACCGCCAAGCTGGTGCAACGCAAACCATTGAATCGGTTGCTCAATACTGTCTTGAATCGGTTGCGGGTTTTCCTGAAACAATCTCAACTGAAGCTAAAGACGAGCTGTATGGCGGTTATAGAATGAAATTCAACGAGCTAAAGCCTGCCAAGACTTTCGCGGTTGTAGATGGTAACTATGTCATATTGGAAACGTTGGGCGACCAAGACGTATCCAAAGTAGAACAAGTGACAATTGGTGTTGAATTCGCGTATTCGTACACCAATCAGGAATTTGGAAAGCTAAAGGACGAAAATCCCCAACTGCACTCACTGATTAAAATTGTGCGTGAAACGTGTTCTACCTATTGTTCTAACCGCTTAGGTGATTTAAAACGCGCCGCAAAGCGGTTGTTGAATAGCGGTAAAGATAGGGAACGTACAGCAAATAAAACGTTCGGGGATTATGTAAACGAATGGCTAAAAGATACTGCGCCAACGCGGTTAAAGAACGCCATTGCAAGGGGAAATAGTCCACAAGGCGACATGGAACGATTCAACAACGCGGTTATAGCGTTCAAAGTTGAATGGAATGGCTAACGCCTAACTAGAAAAACCCAGTCCTAGCGACTGGGTTTTTTTTCGCCCGCTAT